TCACTTTTAAACATAATAACAACTCTCCTTTCTTAATTGACTAAATATATAATAGTATATTATTTAAAAATTGTCAAGCAATTTTTGTTAGTAAGCAAAAGAAAAGTATTTTCAAGACTTTTCTTTGCTATTTAAAAGCATATTTAAAGAAAAAAGAATAGTAAAGTTCAAGTTCTATTTTCACTTCGTGAAAAAACTTGACTATTCTTTTTCTTTGAAAAAGTCAGAGTGATAGACTTTTTTTATTGATAGACTTTTTTTATTGATAGAGTTTTTTGTTTTTTTCAATTTCAATAAAATGTATCTCTCCTCCATTATAAATAGAATAATATTTGTTATGATATTTTATTTCACTATTTGATAAAGTTTCTTTTAAAATTGACTTTCCTTTTTCAGTAGATAAATCAATATAACTAATATGAGGTAATTTTAAATTGTGAGAGTTATAATATCTTTTTTTTGAGTAATACCTACTATCTATATCTTTCGATAAATATTTTGTTAAATAACCAACAATATTAAAATTAATAGGAAATTGAAAAACAGATGTATAACCTTTTTTCCAATGAATCATATCATAACAATTTCTAGTATTTACTTGTTTTTTAATTATATTATAATCATTTTCGATTGTTAAATTGCTTAAAATATGATAATGAACTGCTCCTCTTTTTTGAAACTCTGGAACAACTAAATATTTAAAATCTTTTTTTATTTTCCTAATTTTTGTTAAAAAAATATTTAAATCTTTGTGAGAAGCTTTTAAAGATAAAACATTGTCTTTATAAGTTAAAGTAATAAAAGTTCTCCACTCTTTCATATTTGCTTGTATAATTCGCTGCATTGTTAAACGACTTCTAATTATATTGTCATATCTAATTTCTTTTACTTGAGTTTCTTCAATTGTCTTTTTTAAAGAAAAATCAAAACACTCTTTGAAATATTCCGTTGTTTCTATTATTTCTTTGTTTTCATCTTTTCTAATTAAATCTTCATTATAAAAATATAATTGAAAAACATCTCCTAAATCGACAATTTTCGTTGTAAAATGGGAATAAGCTGTTTGAGATATGAGGCTACTATCAAGTAATAGAGAACCAAAATTAATATTCTGCATTTTTTAACTCGTTTCTTTCTTCGTTTGTAGGAAAAAAATTATGCATTATTTCTTCATAGGTCATAAACTTGCTTTCCCAACATATATTATTATAAGGTATTGCTTTCTCTAACAAACCCGATAAATATCTTGTTTCATACATATTATAAACTCTTTTAGCTCTAAATATTCTTAAAGCATTGTCAATTCTATCGTCCATAATAGCAATGTCTTTTTGCGGTATATCATAAAAAACATTATAATTGGTATAAATAAAACCAAAAAGCTTTTTGGTATTTCTAATGTGCCAATAACTTTCACTAATAACTAAAACTCTTTTTATAATTCTTGATATACTTTGAGAATTGCAATAGATATTATTTACTACTAAATGTCTATGAGCTTGAAAAAAATGAGCTATACAATCTGGAAAATCTTTATATTCCATACTATCATATTGTGCTTGAATTTCGTCGATATAAAAACTAGCTCCTAGATTAAACCTATATTTAATACGCATATCAAAAATGCGAACTTTAAAAGTAAATAATTCTTCAGTACTTTTAATTTCATTATCATTTCCATAATATAAATAAACTTTGTTTTTCTTTTTTGGTAATAATTGTATTGGTAAATTAGAATATTGATTCACTTTGTAAATATAATCTTTTCTTCGTATTTTATAAAATAGTCTTATTAATAAAGGATTATCTTTATTAAAGTTTCTTCTACACTCATTAACCATATTTAAAGTTTTCCCAAAACCTGGCTTTCCAGTTATTGTAATTAACATATTGAAACCTCCTTTATCTTAAAACATTGTTTTTATTTGCTGTAAATGTTTTTATTATATTTAAAATAATATAAGAAGTAAAAAATAACATAAGTAAAATGTAAATATTTTCTAAATAATTTATTATTTCTGTTTCTTCAACAATTGGAATAAACTTATAAATGTTTTCAAACATATTAAAACCTCCTTAAAAATAAATTAAAAAAACTTCTAATTATACTTTTTATAATATATCTTATAGTTTTCATATCGTTAAACCTCCATAAATGCCCTGGTTTTTGCTAAAAGCAAAAAAACCAGGACATTGTTAAGAAAATAATAAAACGGCTTAAAATTGAAATAAACAGCTTTGAAACTATTCTTTTGATAATGCTTTAAATAAAAAAGAAACCATTAAAATAAATATTAATATTAAAAATATTGGAATATTTGGTAATATTTCAAAAGAAAAACAAAAAGTGAAAAACTCCATAAAAACACCTAAAAATAACTCAAAAACTTGAAACATAAAAAAACCTCCTATTTAAATAAACTTTTCATTGTAGAACTAGCAATATCGATAAAAAAGAAAATTAATTTTGCTACAAAATAATAAGCAAAAAATAATAAGAAAAATCTAATAAACTCTAATTCTAATGGTAAACCACCAGTAAGCTGTAAAACAATATTATACATTATATATGACTCCTTTCTTCTTTCTCTAAATCTTTGTATATTTTATAACAATGCAACGAAAAACACAAAATTAATAATAATATAAATATTATATTAGGTAAAAAATGAATAAAAAATGCTAATAAAAAAGTAAATATTTCTTTCATATATTTTAACCCTTTCTAATAATTTTATATAAACCTATAATCATAATAAAAGGTATAATAAGACCTAAAATAGTATAAAAAGGTTCTGGAATAACATAGGAAATCATAGTGAAAATAAAATTAAAAAAACCAGTAATAAAACCTAAAATCTGTCCTAAATATTCTATTATATTATTAACAAAAGAACCAATAGAATTAAAAAACTCTTCAATATTATTAATAAATAAAATCATTTCCAAAACCACCTTTTCAATGTTAAAATAACGCCTAATATAAAAATTATAATAAAAAATGTTTGAATAAAACTAGGAAAAGAAGAGAAAAATAACACAACTATTGAACTTAAAGAAAGAAAACCACTAGAATTATCAGACATAAAATCTAAAACTGGAGTAAATAATTGAGTATTTACATTTTGATTCTCAATATTGCTTGAAAAAGGACTAGATTTAGGTTTACCAACAATATGTTTAGTTGTAGAAATACCTTGCCAATCAATATAATCAATTTCAGTAAAATCAGATTCTGGAGAATCATAAATATAATGTTCAAAATATCTTCTATCATATTTAATGAAAGTATCATAAATATCAGAATTATAATTAATATTATATATTAACAAACCAACAATCAAATTATTCTCTTTAACATAATCGTCATAATACCAATAAGTATCATTTGCTGAACCAGTACTATTATTTAATCTTAAATTAATTGTCTGATAATTATAAAAATCAGTATTATAATTAAAAGAATAGGAACTAACAATAGGACTAGTATTATTAATACCAAAACCACCATCAACCTTAAACCAAGCAAAAGAAACTTCGCCTTTATAATGAAATTGAATATTAATAGGAACAGCAGAAGAATTATATCTTCTTATATCTTTAGGAACTAATAAAACAGCAAAATTTGAAGTTATATCAAGTTCAATCATATTAAAATCAAAAATAGTACCTTTTTTATACTCAATACCATTAATATTATAAAAAGTATTATCATAATTAGAAGAATAAAAAGCTTTATAAACTTCGCTATAAATACCATTGAACTTAAAGCTCATTTGATCTTTTACAATATCTGGAAAAGAGTTATAAGCAAAAGCTTCTTCAATAAAAAAATATTTTCCATTTAATAAAGAAAAAGAATTGTTTATCTCAAAAATAGTAGTAGGTAGATAATAAGCATATGGCGAATAAGTATTTAAAGCATTCCAATTATAATTTTGATTATAATCTTTTATATTATTATAATTATCAGAACTAGAACTTTCTCTATAATATGTCTTTTTTGTAGGATTTTCTTCACGAATAATATTATACAAAATATTAGTTTTATATTTACCATTTAACGAATCATAAATTGTATTATCAATATCATAATATAAATCGTTTAAAGTTTCTAAATCTTCAAAATAATATATTTTAAAGCTAAAACTTAATGATAAACTAAAAGGAGAAGTTATTTTATTATTTCTAAAAACTGGAAAAACAGCATAATAAGTCATATCTTGAGGTAAATTAGCTTGAGCAAAATCTAAAGAATCAGATAAAGAAGATTGAAAATCAGAATAAGATAATATGTTTCCATTAATATCACGAATAGGAGTAGTAGTATTGTTTATATAATTAAAAAACTCTTCATAAGTTTTAAAATACTCAAAATCTAAACCATTTGGAAACTTATTAGAATAAGCTTTAACTGGCTGTTTTACAATAAAAAATGCTAACAAAAATAAAAACAAAAATAAAAACATTTTTTTCATATAATTTTTCTCCTTTTTGGTTTAATAATAATATAATCATTACCAACAATTGCAACCTTATCATTTTCAACATCATTAAAAAAAATCAGATTTACAACAAAATAAACAACTATTGAAAATAAACCTAAACCAATAATAGTTAAGAAAATATAATTTCCTAATAAAAAAATAATCATACGGCCAAATTGAAAAACTATAAAGTTAACAACTAATTCTAAATTAGCAAGATAATCATAAAAAGACATAAAAAAACCTCCTAATTATTCTTTATCACTTCTAAAAAGTGTAGTAATAAACTTCAAAACGATTCGAGAAATCAAAGATAAAAAAACCGTTGCTAATATAAGCCAACCCAACAAATTAGAAGTTAAAAAATCAGAAAAATTAACTATTTGAGAAAACAAAAAAGAAAAGATACTAGACATATTGGAAATAAAAGTAGATAAACCCATAAAATACCTCCTTATAAAGTTTTACAATTTGATAATAACATAAATAATAAAAATAGTCTAGAATAAAATAACTCCTCCTTAAAAATAATTTTAAAAAAATTATGTTTCAAGGAGGTAAAAAAAAGAAGTATTATAAATAATACTTCTAAAAAAAGGAACACAAAGAGAGTTTAAATCAAAATGTCCCTCAAAAAAATTATAGCATTAAATAATAAATACTTCAAGAGTTTTTATCTTCTTTTTAATTTTTTTACTAAAGACATAACTAGTCCAAAAACAAAACCAGTAATTGCTAAACCAACCATCAATAATACTAAATCATTAGCAATTAAAGCTGTAGCAATATCGCCAAACCAAGTAGCGAAACCAGTAATAACAGTACCAATTGCTTGTATAATTTCTGTCATTTTTTTTCCACCCTTTCATAAATATTTTTTTATATAAAAAAAAGAAAGTTATAAACTCTCTTTTTTATATAATTTGTTAAAGAATACCAAGTATTTGAGGTATATAAGTTCCAGCTTTTGTTTTATACATTTGCAAAGATACTTTAATTATATTTCCTGTTTGTTTTTTCAACAAAATGTATAAAGTTTCTTCTTTAATATAACAAAAATTAGGTGTATAATATATTTCACCCTCTTTAGTTTTTTCAGCTGTTGCAAAATTGACGAAATAAAAAACATCTGTTTTATCTTTTTTCTCTTTTTTTTGAACTCCCATTATGAAAACTTGTGCCTCACTTTTAAACATAATAACAACTCTCCTTTCTTAATTGACTAAATATATAATAGTATATTATTTAAAAATTGTCAAGCAATTTTTGTTAGTAAGCAAAAGAAAAGTATTTTCAAGACTTTTCTTT